CATCTTTAAGATCATCCGACAGTCCATCTCTCCAGCTCGGTTCAGGCGTTGCGTCAACACCGGAATTATCCGCAACTGAATTGTCCGCCGCATTAGCAGCAGGTTCAGCGATTGCATCGGGTTCCATAGTTTATTCCTTTCTAACATCTCGATTATTAAAAGCATCCATCCTTGCCTTGATCTGCAAGAAGATGGATCGCTGGCCTTCTTTATAGGCCATAGTCAATGGGTCCGCATCAAACGAACACATGTTCTGGTAATTATCCTCTAGCATCTTCAGGACCGGAGTCCCGTAGACACCACGGAACGTCCTGTAAAATGCCTCGTCAATAGCCGCCTCAGACTTAAGCGACCCCTGCTGCGATTTGACTTTGGGTGCCACCTAGTATCCCTCCTTCTTGTTCGCCCATGACCTTAGCCGCAGGCGCAAGCTGATTAGCCATACCAGCCATATCAACAAGATCACCTTTCTGCTTCTCTTCAGCGGCAGCTTGCTGCTTAGCCTCTTGGAGCTTCTGGGTTTCAGCCTTGCTTCTAACAACTTCTTTTGGAACACCCATAAGAGGAGCCGCAAAGCGAGAGGCTTCTTGTAGGTTTTGAACATCAAGGACAGTAGGGTCAAACGAAGAAAACGAACCATTCATTTCTGCCCAACGCTGGATAGCTTGGACCTGCGCAAGCTTCTGCGCGCGAGCCAACTGTCCGGTATAAACAATGTCCAGCTCGTCCAAGCCGTCAAGTTCGGGAGGCGGTTCGCTAATAGCGCCACTCCTGACCATCATACCAGCACAACGCTCAAGCATTGGGCCAAGAACTTCAGACTCAAACCGGGACACGGTAGGGCCAAGCAAACGCTCAACCTCACCGCGGACGGTAATTACCTCTTCAGCAGTCATCGCCTTCCCTCGCGGGAGATTCAACTGATCGACGAGGTACATGTCTTTTATGCCTTTTATCAGGTTCTCAGCCACGAGGGAAGACAAGTTCAATCGAAGCTCTGTCGGCATAGTGCGTACTTCTCGTGGATTCCGAGAATACACGATAGCGTTGGGAATCATATGGACTGTCCCAACAAAACCTTCCTCACCAGATAAGATAGGTGGGTTAACAGCTTTTTGGAGACCAATCAATTCCTGTCTACGCAATTCATTGAGAGACAGGATATCTGCGAGCGCAACACCAGCAGGGCCACGCCCACGTTCCTCGCCAGAAGCCTTATCCCATCGACCAACGAAATAAGGGAACTCCATGAACGGGGAAGATCCAAGATGATGCTTGGCCTCTTCAATGATATCAACGGCAGTAAATGGGCCGCGGGCCTGAAGCCCTTTAGGGATATCATCAGTAGGGAGCACAGCACTGACAAGCCTTACTGGCTCATCGGGCGTCTTATCAAGCTTTACCTTATACTTCGCAGGGATGTTACTGCCTTCGAAACGCTGGAACAGTTGCCTTACAGATAACTCATAATCACGGAACACTGTATCAACGAGGCCAAGGTCATTCTCACAAAACGTGTAAGAACTTATCGGGAGAGACTTAAAGTTAAAGCCATTAAAGCCCGGACGCTTTAATCGCGCCTCTTCAAGATAAAGCGCAACAGTCGCAAACGAATTAAAGTCAGCATAAATCTCGTTGATAACCGAGTAAAAGTTAGACTGAGCCAACGCATCGAATACCGCCATGTTGAGTTCACGTAGCCAGTTGGCAACATTAACATTCTTCTTAACCCTCGAGAATCGGCTAGACTCAGGAATGGAATATCCAAACCATTCAATTGCTTTAGGAGTAAGCGTATCTGCCATAATAAGAGCAAGCGTATTACTGGCTGAGGGAGCCGTTGAATCAAAGTGGTCATGACTTGTTTGCCCCGCCTGTGAAAAGGAATCGATGGACTGCTTTCTGGGACGAATATATTTCTGCACGGCAGAATAAAACGGCTCCCAGTTCTGGCGATCCTCAATCTTCCTGTCCCGACGCTTTATTATCGACTTAATTGCATCAGACATTTACATTACCCGAGAGTTTGAGGATTAGAACCTGTAAGAGAGGCCCCGAAAGTAGGTGCCTTCGATGTATCGCCCTGAGTAGAACCGGATGCAATAAGAGACTGGCGACCACGCTTACGCGCAGCAACACGAGCCAATCTTTTCCTACGCTCCTTTTCATCCTCATCCTCTACTGGCGGTGGCGGAGGTGGCGGCGGGGGAACGGACGGGGCACCACCGCCAAAGAAACGGACCTTCGAATAACATCGATCTATAAAATCTTGTTCATCTAAAAACATAGCTAGCCTCCAAAAACGGAATAAGTATCTATTGCTTGGGTTTGATATTCCTGTTGATTGAAATTACGGTGATTCTTTGCAAGCTCCATAAACGCATCTGCTCCATTAGAGCTCCAGTCATGGACTGCCTGAACACGAAATGTCTGCCTCTTGTCATCGAACTCCTTATGATAACTCTTCAGGCAGGCTATCCCCCTCTCACACTTCTTCCGATCAAACCAAACCTTCGGGAGTATACGACGAGCAGCGTCGATAGATTCTTCTTTAGCGGCGACCTTCTTCCCGACGCTAAAATCAATTCCTAGCGAACGCGCAGCAGCCCTACGACTTTTTCCCGTAGTAAACTCACGAACCTCGATATCATGTGGTGCAGTATGGCGACCATAAGAGTAGCCATGCTTATGACGAAAATCGGACAAAAGACCAGCATAATAACTGAGTCCCTCGCCACTGTTCTCAAAATAGTTAACGCATCTGATCTCTTCTCCGTACGACTGGGTAAACCATATCGAAGTCGCATCATTAACTCCTAAATCCCACCAAGTGTCAACAGGTAAAGCGGGATCGTGCGGCACATTAGTAATCCGGTTATCTTCTTCACAGCGTCTCATCTCAACAGCAAAGTAAGCCCCGGGGATAGCTGCCATGAACGAACAGAAGTACTCTTGCTGAATCATTTCCTCCACCATACCTTCTCTACGCTCAGCCTCAATATCTTCAGGCGAAACAATATAAGAACCATCTGCACGACGAGTCTCATCAACAGTAAGCTTCGAGCAAAACCACTCTTCCTCTTCCATGCCAATCTGATAAGTCTTATAACCATGATTCTGACCACGGGGAGTATAGATAAATAAAGCCCAGCCGTCATTCTCTCTAATAATAGGACGCAGAAGATCCCATGCGCGTGGGTTCATAATTGCCCACTCGGAAAAGATTAGCCCCACCGGATTCGTACCAACAAGCCAATCGAGACCCATATCAACTCCTACAAGCTGATAGTAAGATCCGTTGCACATGGTGATCTTCATATCTGTTTCATTCTTGGATACAGCCATGCCGGGAGGGAAGTGATCCATGTAGCGGAAGCCATCACGGTCAATACCATCCCACATGGCCTTTCTTGCTTGGCGGGCAGTAGGGAAGAGGTGAAAGTATCCGCCCACGCGCTGTAGCGACATTTTCGCGCACAGGTTGAGGGCCGACTTGTCCTTCCCAGAACGTCGGTGCCATACACACACGGCTCTCTTTACACCACTGTCAAAAGCTTTAAACAGGGGTATCTGATAGTCCCGCGGCTGGTAATTGAATGGAATCTGCATTATCGTTATAGTTCAGGACATTAATTACAACCTTACCATCTTGAGCGTCAGCCGCAGATTCTTTCTGCAACTGCTTAGCACGCCACTCGTAGAACTTGGCAGTATTCTTTGGTGAGAACTGGGCCCACTCAAGAAAGCCTTCATGCCCACCCAACCTTTCATAAACATAATCAAAGGATCGGGTTATGGCTGATTTACTTGCAGGCTCCTCAACATCTGCCTTCTCGACACCCTTCATAGCACCTTCCCAAGAGTCAACATCACGCTTGGACATTTCGCTAGTCCGCTGGGCAGACTTGATCATGCGATCAAAGTTTTCGCCATTGAATAGTTTTTTCATTCGTCACATTTCTCTGCCCCATTGAGTATCTCAACTTGGCATTCGTAGTTATCAATCACGTGATTAAGAGAGACAATGTGTTGAGTCTCTCGAATGTAATCTGCATCGGGAAGACACCACATAGGCCCTCGCCCGTTGTCATACGGTAGATACACCACATCGTTGGGGAAATCATTAGGACGTTCAAGAGTCCGGGCTACGTTTGCGCCCTGCGTTACGCACGCTGTTAGCATCACGAGCAGACCTAATATCACTAAGCTCCTCACGCTGAAGGCTTCTTTGTCTTTTAAGGGCCCCGTCAAGATTAACATTGGTATTCCTTATGGTTTTAGCGTCCTTTGCGCCTGCGGAGTCCTTGCCAGCCTTCCGCCCAAAGGCGTACACAGCCATGACAATACAGAGAACGGTTATTATTATAATACCAGTTACCATTAGATCCCTTCAAGCCAAGTGATACCATCAGGCATTATCTCTCATCCTTATTTTTATTTTTCAGAATATTGCCAGAGCCCATATTAGCGAGCTTCAGCAGGACATTCACGCCTTTTGTTAGCACACCAAACAGTTTATCATCAACCTTGGTTGGGGTCAGCATGGTAAAAGCGGTACATGCAGTAATTATTCCGGCAATGGCCTGCAACCACATCGGTGCCTCTGCTATAATTTTAGCTATTGCTTCCATGGTTAACTCCTATTCTGGGGATACATCCATATTAGGTTTTGTGGTTTATCCGGGTCAATATCGACATGGATGAAGCCGACACCCATTCCAATCCTACTAAATACTTTCATAAATTCCCGCATATATAAATACCTAAGGGTAGAGTCAGGGATATGGATATCAGAAGCGAGTCCCTTAGTGTGAGCAGAGTCTTCAACTCCTCCCACAGCCTTGTTGTGATGCTGGCATCGGTAAGCTGAAGTGGGGCGGATAGGAAGTCCTAGGCGGGTCCGAACCGTTTGAAGCGTGGCAACAAATTCGAGGCTGATGCCTTCGGCATCACAACAAGGGCAGGAGAATTCCTCTTTGGAAAAATTTTCTGTAAGATTTCCCATGAATATACTTGACACCTTGATAGCAAGACAGTAACATACCTGCGGGCAATAGAGCATAATAAAAAACAAAAAGCAAGGAGTGTTTATGGAACATGAAGGGTTCGAGTTCAGTCCTGACAAAAAGATCCTTGAGGACCGTGGGAAGAAGTACGGCCCGATGCGTGAGCAGTGGACGAGTATAGAAAAGATTCAGGAAATTATGATGATGAGCCGCGGTCCCGGTCAGACACATTACGGGCAGCTAGCGGCTTTAAACATGGTAGTGGTGAAGATAATGCGGGCGCTGTATGACCCTACCGACCCGGATCATTATGCAGACGCCCGCAACTACATAACAATAGCGGAGAAATGCGCAAATGGAAATCTTAACGATAGTGGGTGCGATTTTGAACATACTGAACCTGCTGGCGACATTTAACCCGCCAAGCAACGTAGCTTTAGAAGAGTGCCAGCTCACATCGACAACCACATGCGTGATCTTGAAAGACGGTCGCGTGATACAAACTGTTCCACGTGAAACAAAAGGAGATCAGAATGGATAGAGATGGAAGAAGCTACAGAGATCAACAGGAATACGCATTCCCATCCGAGATAGACGGGACAGCTTACACGGGGCTAACGCGCCGAGACTGGCTTGCAGGCATGGCTCTGAGCGGGCTATCGGCTATCAACGTATCCCATAACGGCGCAGAGAACTTGGCGAAGATGTGCTACGAGCGCGCAGACGCATTAATCAAGGAGGGTAAGAAGAATGATTGATAACGGTATAGGTGGCACACTAGAAAGCATGATGCTGACGGTAGACGAGGCAGTCCCAGAGCAAATGGTCCTAGATAAGAAAATCCCCATAGAAGATATCGAGACCAGACGCCCCGGAGTCTACTTCCTGATAAGAGAAAACAAGGTGGTTTATGTGGGTAAATCTATCGACATGATCCAGCGACTAAGATCGCATATGGCAGACCAAAGGATGGAGTTCACGCATGTGACAATGCTAAAGCTGGATAGCGACGAATTTGAGCTAGACATCATGGAAAAGATGATGATCCGAAAGTTCAAGCCACCTAAAAATAGAGATTCTATGTCACGCAAAATGAGAGGAGAGACATACCCGCTGGAGGGAAGATGAATAAGCTCGACCAGTTCATCGAAATTCTAGAAAAATTAGAAGGTACCGCTAAAAAAAAGAAGGCTCACTGGGTACCTGAAGCAGAAAAGGCTACGCGCGAATCTAAGGAACTCAGGGGGCAGATCCATAGGAGCTTGATCGCAATATACCGAAAATGTGTGTAATACGTGTGGGGGGTTGCAAATATTTGTATTGCAGGCAATTACGCTAAAATGTGTCTACTATGTGCGCGGGTCCGATTTTACTTTCGTCAAAATAAATTTGTTGGGGGTCACAAAAAAAAATACACATTTATAAACACATTCTCTTTAGCTAACGCCGGTGCATCTGTCTTGCTCCGCCCTGCTGCATACTGCCGCAGCAGAGCTACGCTACCCGCACCACCATGGGCATGCGCCCATGCTGTTGCTACATCGCAGCGTACTGCACTTCGCTGCAACATGCAGCTCAGTC